GTCGACACCCGCCCTTTAGACCCTTTGCATCCCTATGCCTCATCCTTCCTCAAACACGAGCTAGCTGTCTATCCAGACAACCCTCTTCCACGCAAACCCCCACGTGTTATCATTTCTTTCCGTCCTGTCATAAACGTTCGCCACGGCCCCATGGCCTATGCCCTTCAAAAAGCCATTCGATCAAGAGACCATATGACGTGGCTTTATTATGCCCCTGGCATGACTGCGTCTGAGATTGGCGCCGTCTTCGATAAATTCGAAGGCTATTACTGCACGGAAGGTGATTTTAGCACCTTCGATGGCCGCGCCGTACCCGGCCAAGTCAGGTTTTCAGCTCGTTATGCCTCCAAAAACGGTTGCTCCAAGGAATATATTCAATCATTGGATGAGGACTACAAATATGTACGCCTTCGTTTTGGTATGGGTTCCAAAGCCAGGACGAAAGGCGCCACTCAACACAAAACCCCTTCCGGGCGTCACGAAACGACCCTTTTCAACTCTATTAGCAACGCTGCCATGTTAGCCGCAGGTCTGTTGGCTCAGGGTTTTGATTTGCGCCGCTGTGGTATCCTAGTCGGCGGCGACGATTCGCTCATTTTTACGCCAACGCCCATTGACCTTGATCAACTCGTTGCATTCGTTGCCAAAGCCGGCCATAAACTGGAAGGGTTCACAGGTCCCATAGATGCTACTCGCCACACTTTTTACTCCTCCTGTTTTGTCCCCATCAATGGCCGCTCTTATCTTACCTTGAAACCCGGAAGGTTCATAGCAAAATCCGGATGGCAGGCCCAGCCTCACTCATGTCAACCTTTACCTTGGTTACGCGGAATTGCCCTTGGTGGCATTCAAGACATGAATCACATGCCCGTCGTCCGGGCTATACTCCGCCGTTATTTGGCAGTCACCACTGGCTCCAAAGCTCATCGCGATCGTACTCATGAACATAGACCACATATGGATCGCATGATGAACGCGGCACCAGACACCCTCGCATGGTTCTGCGTGCGTTACCACACCACGCCTCAAGAAATACAAGACGTTGA